CTTCGCCAGACGGGCGACAAGTGGCAAGACTGGAGCTGGAAGAAGGCATTCGAGGCGCCTGAAGTTCCGCCGGATGAAGGACATGAGCGGCCATGATTGCTGAAATTCTGGAGGATGAAGCGGTCATCATCGCCGATGGCAGCGCCCTGCGCGCGGCCGCAGCTGCTGGACTGCGCGGGACCCGTGTCATTGTCCCGGACGTCGTTCTTTTCGAAGCAAGGCGGCGCGGGTTCGAAGACGCGGATGCGCTGGTGGAGCGGATCGGCGCTACCGTTTTTTCCACGGAAGATCTTGATGAGCTGCTGCAGATCCGAAAGCTTAAGCCTGCATATCGTGGTGACGGGATGATCATCTCAGCGATCACCGCGGCCGCAACGTCGCTCGGAGATGCTCCAACGGTCTTGCTGTATGACCCCGCCGAGATCAGAGACAGCCGCTACTACGTGAGCGGGTCAAAGTCGCTGCGTGTCGTCGAGATCTGACCGAAAAACATCTCTTGCGCGGACGCAATCGGCTGTAACTGGATGGACAAAACTCCCCAGATGTAGTCTTTTGCGTGGAAACGGAGAGCGCACATGACGGGTGGACAACAGGCGGCCGCAGAGCTGCGCAACTTTTTGGGCGACCAGCGCTTCGCAACCGTCATGGCGGACCCGCCGTGGCGCTTCCAGAACCGCACGGGCAAAATCGCGCCTGAACACAAGCGGCTCGCCCGATACCCGACCATGGAGCTCGAGGAAATCTGTGCGCTCCCCGTCGCAGAGCACGTTGAAGACCGAGCGCATTGCTATCTGTGGGTGCCGAACGCGCTGCTGCCTGAGGGGCTGCAGGTCCTGAAGTCCTGGGGCTTCGAATACAAATCGCATATTGTATGGGAGAAGGTCCGCAAAGATGGCGGCCCGGACGGCCGCGGCGTTGGCTTTTACTTCCGGAACGTGACCGAAATCCTACTGTTCGGCGTGCGCGGAAAAGGCATTCGAACGCTTGCGCCTGGTCGTTCACAGGTGAATTTCATTGAGGCGCCAGAGCCGGTTGATACGAAAACTGAACCGAACGGCGACTTGCTGAAGATGCGGAAGCGCGAGCATTCCCGGAAGCCTGACGAGCAGTATCAGATCATCGAAAGTTGCTCGTGGGGCCCGTTCTTGGAACTTTTCGGGCGCGGCCGGCGCAAGGGCTGGACGGTGTGGGGCAACCAGGCTGACGACGATTACAAGCCGAGCTGGCCAACATATGCGCACAACTCTGGCGTTGAAACGGCAGCTGAATGATCCGCGATCAAGTGTAAGGCGTCCCGTCCCATGTCGCTTCAGTCGCTGCAACTATCAAAACTGGGCATGACCCCATGACTCCACGCCGAACCCTCATCTCTGCTTTATCGAAGGCGGTCACGGTCGAGGTCGTCAGATCGATAGGCAGCTTCTTGACGCGGTCAGCTTCCGCAAATGTGAGTTGATAATCGCTCCACAGTTGGCGTGCGAGGCTGAGCAGCGCCGGCCTGTCTTTCGTTATGATGACGCCTGCAGAGATGACGCCGGCTTCGAACCAACTGCGGTAAGAAGCGAGGTCACGGTCGAGATTTCCATCTTTCGCGTTCCATTCCACATCCAAAACGATCCTGTTCTTGAAATTGTCGACGAGGTATCCTTGCTGGTAAATCGGTTCAAGTTCACCGACTTTAACGCCATCTTTTGAGAAAAGAATACCGTGTGTGGACAGGTCTAGGCGCGTCTCTCTCCACCCTCTGACGTGAAACTCTGAGTCGATCTGCTCAGCAATGTCACCGCGGTTTCCTCCTGCGCGGAGCCAAGACTGCGGGTTCAAACGGTAAGTTGAAAGCACTTCAACAATATCAGACCATTCAGAGGGGCATACCGCTTTCATGACCGCGCATGCGCTGTTCGTTTCCATGAAGCGCCAATGATCTCGCGCGGCGGAGGGCAAGATTGTTGGATCGTCGTAGCTATGTGTCTCGAACAATATGTCACCCCGAAAAGCTATATGCAGAGACATAGCAAGTCAGGAAAAACAGATCCACATCAAAGGCTTGCGGCAAACATCGAGACTCGGTCGCGTCAAAAGAAAAAGGGGCCGCGAGGCCCCTTCTCTGTCGGCTCACCCCCACGGAACATAAGGGCACCGACTGCTGGTGTTTTTTCATGTAGAACCACGGCCAGCTCGGTTCCCCGCACCTATGCCCCTCAGGGGTCCCCGTGCGGCGGGGTCAATTTTTCTCAAGATACCACAACGCTATTCGACGCCGACCGGGCTCGCAGTTGGGAAGACGCCTTCGAACGGGTCTTTGCCACGGCGGATCGCGGCGAGGATCCGAGATCCATCCATCTTCCGTGCCATGCCAGCCAGCATGCGCGCCTTCCGATCGCCGCTACCCTGGCGTCGGACTTCCTCCCACATCGTCTCGATATGCTGACCGATAGCCGAGACAGCCTCTTCAAACTCCTCGCGCGTCCTTGCTTCACGTGCCATCGACATGCAGTTGTCGAACGACCGGCGGCTCTGCTGTTCTTTCTCCAGTTTTTCAGCCCGCGTCATGCCGCCACCTCATCTTCTTTGGTATCATGAGCCCCATAGACTGCGTCAAAGAGTGCCAGTTTCGCCGCGTCGAGGTCCCGGTGCCATCCGTCAACGCGCTGCCAGACATCATCGCCGCGGCCCGTCCAAGACCCTGCCCAGGACCCGTATTTGCTGCAGTTCAGCGCGAAAATCCGGCCATCTTTCTTGATGATAAGCCCGCCCTTGCGGCCGACTCGCCAGCCCTTGAGCGTGCACCAGTTGGACCGCCGCGCCGAGATATTGCGTGCGGCTCGGTCCAAGGCTTTCGCGCCAAGCTCGTCACCAGTGAGCTTTCCAGCGCAGATGCACCCAACTTCCTGCCTCGGCCATCCACCGTCTGGGTGGTCGATCTTATGCAAATACCGCACCCATTCCTGGCCGCAGTATCCGCAGAGTTGATGGTCGTCCTCGTCTTTTCCCAGGTCCTCAACTTCGACTTCGATCCATCCTGTCGTTGGGAAACCTTCCACGCCGATCATGCCCATTTTGCACCTCCGTCGAGAAACTCACGGTAGAGCTCCGAGCCGAGGCGCTCAGGGTCGTGACGCAGACTGACAAGCCAGCCCAGCTCGCGCGGCGCAAGGCGGACATATCCCGTCTGGGGCGGAACTTCGGGCGTCGTCACGGTCAAATCGAAAACCCAGTCCGCGATCTCACCGATCGCGCAGCCGGAGGACACATCGACCGTCACGAGAGCCCTCAGGTCGACATTTCTCAGCGCGAGATCGTGCCAAGCGACACGGGACAGCGACAGCGCCAGCCGCCGAGCCTCCACATCGTATTCATTCTCTTTTCTTTTCAGCATCTTGCTTGTCCGTGTTTCGGTGATGTGTCGCATTCTGCGGCCTGGGGTGCGCCCCAAAAAAGGGGCGCACTGGCAGGCAGCAGCGCTGGTCAGCTGAAGTTTTCCTGGAGATTCACAGACCAGAACCGGTACTCTGCAGTCATGACGCCGGGGCTGCCGCAGGCGTTGCGCTTATCGTAGCGCGGCATGCCGAGGCGCTCCCAGAGAGCTTGGCTTTCGTGGTTCCACTCAGGAAGAGCGCCGCCTGGCAGGCCTTTGCGGTGGTTAAGGTAAATTTCGACGTCCATCTCGTGGCCGTCGACCGTGAAGCGCAGCTCCCAGCTGTAGTCCGGGTGGACAATATCTGCGAACCTATTGCGGATCTCGTCTGCGACAAGCTCGGCGATGCGGTCGAACGGGGCGCCGTCTGGGATATCGCCGGATGCATCGAGAGAGGTGAAGGGGCTGTTGTCGGTTGCGAACATTTTTCGTTCCTCTTTTACATGGTTGGTAGCCGCTTCTGCAGCCGGGGATGCGCCCCACCTCTGGGACGCACTGCCGGGCGGCAGCGTCAAGACAGGAAGCAGCCGCGACCGGGCTCGGTCAGCGTCGGATACGGCTCAATCCCAGGGTGCTTTCCGGTCACTCTGCATGCCTCGATGCGGCACCATTCAGCCTCGATTTCGTCGCGTCCGCGGCGCATGCCGGTGATGCGAAGATACTCCTCCCATGTCGACGCATGCAGCTCATCGTGGCGAGGGTCACCCCTGGTCATGTCCCACAGCATATCGAGCGACCCGCCGTAGATCGTGCCGCGGGGGTATTCCTTGCGGATCTGCCTGGCACCGGAAGCCACCATTTCAGTGAGCGCACGCTCGTCGGCGCTTTCGGTCTTGCAGGTGCCGCCGACCATAGGCCCGACGAGCAGACGCGGAACGTTCAGGTCGTGAGACCCACAAGCCGGCTGCACCCATTCGTCGTATTTGAGCCGCGGCGTCAGCATGCCGCTGAGGCGGACCTCGACAGTGCGGGCGTCGAGGTCAATGTGAATGAAGTCGCATTCGTCCGGATGGACCGACAAGGAGAGATCTGGGCGGATCGGAGCTTCGAACATCTGATGTTCCTTTTGGGGTGGTTGAGGTGCTGCATTCTGCCGCCGGGGATGCGCCCTCGCGATGGAGGGCGCACTGCCGGGCGGCATGTCAGTAGGGGAGTCTGGTCGCTGCCATGACGAATTCATGATCGCCGTCGCAGGACTGCAGAAAGAGGTCGTTGTCACCGGATTCCAGGAGGCCGACGCGGCAGCACTCGGAGCTGGTCGCTTGGTAAAGGCAAGGCTCGTTTCCAGACCGAAGTGCAGCCATCAATGCATCCAGTCCCTCGATGACGACCCTGATGCGGGCTTCTCCGTCATAGAATTCTGGAGACACGAGAACGTCAAAATCCTCAGCTTCAAGCTTGTCCGAAATCTCTTCTTCGGTCGGCTCCGGCATGTTTGTCATGGTGTTTTCCAGAGCATCTGCAGTGTTTGCGATCATGTGGCGGTATGCCATTTTTCTTGTCCTTCAGTTTTGTCACGTATTGAGCGCTCATGCGCCGTGACTCCAATCTCTCACCCCAACCTTTAGAAGTTCTGAACTTTTTAAGAAAATCGTAACGATCTGCGAATTTCGCGTTGAATGCATGGAAAAGTTCATAACTTCTAAAGGTTTGCGAAAAAGTATTTCCAACCTTTAGGCGAGATGAACGAAAACGGCATTTCGGGGCCGCAGCCACTTCCCGCGCTTGAAATGTCAAGCAATCGGCGTATGCTTTACATATGAGCACGCACGGGAGCACGCGAAATGACGAAGATGACGGCGGAAGAGTTCGAAAGGGCGGCGCGGCGGCTGGTCGGTGTTGCTGAGACAGGGAAGGCCCACGGCTGGCAGACCAAGGCGCATGAAGCCCTTGGAGTCAGTCGCCAAGCCCTTGGCGTTGCTCTGAAAGACGGTCCGAGCAAAAACATGGTCGAGCGGCTCGATGCGCTGCTGAGCGGTGTCAAAGATATGGAGGCTGGAGAGGATTTTGGCGCGCAGGCAGGAATGTGGTTCGTCGGCGAGCCGGAGAGCAGGAAACGCGCGACGGAAGTCCTGGGCGAGGTCGTCGTGACGCACCTGGGCTTCCCGAGGTTCTTTCTTTATGCCGAGCGCGTCAGAGGAAAAGACGATGTTCGCTTCACCGCGCGTTGGCTTGACGAGCCATCGACACGCGAGCGAAAACTGAAGCTTCTCGACCGCGCGAAAGACAAGGCTTTGACGCGGCTGCACGACAGCGCGAAAGCGACTGCAGAGCGGCAGACGTCGGAGCGCATGCAGCGTGCTGCACGGGCGGCATGCGGACTGGCCCAGGCTGACCTTGAGGTCATGTCGGCTGCCGGCCTGCAGGTGTCTCGCTATGCCGCAGATCCGGAAGGTCTCGCGCGCGCGTATAGAGCAGTGGGCGAAGAGGCTGCCGATCTGCTGGAAAAGACGCGCGACATGAGCCCTGCTGAGCTGCGCGCTTTCCGCCTCGGCTTGGCCGCAGGGAAGCTCCAGCAGCAAGAGAAGGTCTATTCGGTAGCGTGGGCCCACGCCGGGGCGGACGTCATGCAGTCCATCGCCGCTCAGCCGTATAAATACCTGCCGCTCGCGCACAAAGAGACCACCCGCGGGAAGACGCAGGAGGAGCTTGAAGCGGAAAAAGATTTTCGCGAAATGGGGGAGTTGGAATGGGGTGACGAGGACGAAGAGCTGTCGGAAGAAGAAACTGCGGTGCTTGAAGCATATTCGCGCGGCGAGATGAGCGAGCGGCAGGCGTGCGACGCAGGCGGATATCGCGACGGCGCTGAGCTGCTCCTCGCACTCGCGCAAGCCGGACTCACCTTCCCTCGCCCGCCGCACGACATTTCAGAAGCGCAAGCAGATGTTTTCGTGAGCGTTTTACGGGGATTTGAAAGGTGATGACTGATGGATGTGCGGGTGGTGCGCGGGGTGCCGCTGACGAGCGTGACCCGGATTCTGGAGGCGTATCAGCGCGGCGATGTCGGGCATGAATACGCGATGCGGAGGCTCTACATGCAGACTTTTGAGCAGCTCTTGTGCGCGCTCGATGATCGACAAATGCAGATTCAGGAATACGAAGATCAGGAGTGAAGGGGCACCGCACTGGCGCCCTTCCATTTTACCGACCCGCGGCGCGCTGCCAGTTCTTGATGACCGTCTCAGCGGGAAAATCGACGATCTCGACATCGACAACGTCAAGCGAGATTCCTGCCCGTTCGACCGCTTCCAGGAATTTGATCTGCCGCAGCTGCGCGGCGTGCAGATCCGAAATTCCGGCCTCACAGGCTTTCTCTGTCGCAGCGTGCGGCGGCACATCTTGACAGAAAAAGTCCCGCGTTTTTACGTACAGCCAGTCGCTCCATGATCCGGCCAGCTGGTGGCGAAAGCGAATGGCGAAGCGGTCTTTGCTGGTAACCCCCGCCGCGCTGGCGAGGGTTTCCTGATCTTGAACGTCGGCGGTCGAGGCGTTCCAAGCGGTCATGCTGCGTCTCCATCGAAAACCGACAGCCAGGGCGAACCAAGATCCGCATTTTTCCGACCGGACGGGCAGTTCTCGTCGCGCAGGAACACGGGTTGGCGAAAGGTCACGCCGTGTTCCGGGTGGACAAGCAGCAGGGTTTGCGAGGGGTCTTCTACGGGGGCGCGGAGGAGGCGGATGGCGTATTCATCCGGACCCTTGAGACAACCGGACACAGTCACGCGAGGGAGGTAAAGCTGCTGGTGGTAATGGCCCATCAAAATATGGTCGATCTCGAGATCCAGAGTTGCGAGACTGCGGAACACCTTCATCTGGCCTCTCATAATCGGCCCGATACTTCCGATCAGACCATCCCCGCCCTTGGCGCCGATTTGATCACCGTGCGTCAAAAGGAAGGTTTTGTCGAAAATGCGGAAAATGGTTTCCCCGGATTTCGCGGCGGCGATGGTGACAGACGGATCGGTGGCGTAATGGCTCTCGAGGAGCTTATACACCATGAAATCTGCATTTCTTTCCGCGTAGCCTTTTGCGCGCGGGCGTTTGTCCATGATGCGGCCATGGTTTCCGGTAGCCGTCGGGACGAAGACGCGGCCGAATTCGAATTTCATTTTGTCGATCACGGCGATCATAAGATCCCGCGCGCGGATGATGCTGGGCAGGATTTCCAGTTCGTCGGTTTCTGCAAGCTCGGAGTGAATCGAGCCGGACACAAGATCTCCTACGCACGCCAGGACGATTCCGGGGTAGCGCGTGCCGGTGATGTGGCCGCGCAGAAGACGGATGGAGCGGTCAACCGTTTCTTTGATGCGCTGTTCGGCCACGCTGACGTTGTAGCGGTATCCGTATGCCTGAGCGGGATCGACAACTTCTCCCAGATGCCAATCAGCGAGCATGAGAACCGGCACAGACGGGACGTCGACATGAGGAATGTAATCGTCATCCAGCCATGCCGGCGGAGCGGCGGGCTCGTCATGCAGCCCTGCCAGCACTTCGGAAATGCGGCGCGCGTCATCGAGTTCGATTTCAGCTTCCCTGGCGCGGGTGCGGTATTTCGTGACTTCCCTGCGGGCTTTATCAAGCTCGCGCTCTGATGCGGCGTCACCGGATTCCAGATCGGGTGTGACGACTTCGCCCAGGCGGTCGTAGATGGTCGAGATGCTGGAAAAGCGGAGCAGTGACTGAGGGGCGAGGCCGGATTTGACCATTTTCGCGAGGCGGCTGTAGACACCGTTTTTCTGCGTGCGCGGGAGGCCGAGGGCGGCGATGAGGGCGAGGAGGCTGATCTCTTCACTGTCGAGCTGGGCGATCAGGGTTGAGGGTATGACGTCGGCTTTGAGAAGCACGGCGGGAGAAGAATGTGTCATATAACGCCCTTTATGGCGGTTAATGTGTCCTGTGTGGGACATGCGTGACATTCTGTCCGCGGTCGGCGTGGTTGTTACGGCTGGCCGGTGCCGGTCGAGATGATGCGCCAAATTGCAAAAAGCGCGGCGGTTGTGAGGGATCCGATGATCGTTGTTTTCATGCTCATAGAGAGCCTGCGGCTGCCCTCGCGGGCTGATCTGGTCCACAGCTGATCGGCGTGCCAGTCTCTCAGATGATCCGGATTCATGGGATCGAGTCCGAGATTCCCAAACGCGCGCGCCACCGCTTGTTCTGCCGCTTTTGCAGCCGCAGCGTCGATCAGACGCTCGATATCGGCATCTGAAAGTCTGCGGGAAGAGGGCTGCGCGGTGCTGGTCATAAGAGCGACTATAGCAGCGCGCGCGAAAATGCCGGCCGGGGCCGGAGGAGGTCTAGGAATTCTGGGCAAGAGGAAGGAAGAATGGCGGAAGTCTTCAGGCGTCAGTGCTTGAAGTGGAGGGCGGCTGGATTGCTGAGAGGGCGGTATCAGGTCTAGTCTAGTCGAGACTGTGAGGTTGGTAACGGAATGTTTCAGTCTGTGAGTTGGCTTCTGTTTCTAGTTCTTGCCTTCGGTCGGTTTTTGGTGCTGACTTTCGTTATTTTGCTGGTTATTTCTGCCCATTCCTTCTTCCTCTCGCCCAAATCTTGCATCAATCCGATAAAGTTTTGTTTCAATCCCTTGACAGGCTTCGAATCGATTCCTACCTCTAGACTTAAGCTCTTCTCTTAACGGAGTTCGGATTAAGATGAAAAATCAGCGCGACAGCAGCTGACTTTTTCACTCTTAAGCCAGAAGAAGAGCTTTCTAGAGGAAGAATCTAGATTCTAGAAATTACATTTCTAGAACAGCACTCTTAAAAATCATCAAAGGCATCAAAAAGGTCAAAAGTGGCCTTGCTGGCGCAGGCCATTTTGACTTTTCTTGCCTGATCTACGAGTGACATAAGACTCCTACCCCGCATTTCGTCGCCGCGAGCCCGTCCGGTCGAAATCCCGGTTGCGTTATTCTGCTGTCATGCAGCAGATCGCCCCATCCCTCACCACCCACCGCATCCCAGACCCGATTTTGCGGGACATCCTGGCGCGCCGCATCGCCGGCCAGCCCCTGACCCGCCTCGCTTCCGATCTCGGGCTTTCTCTCAGCACCCTGCACCACGTCACTGCCGATTTGTGCGCGACAAAAGACGATGTGGCCGCGCTCGATGACCGGGCCAAGATCCGCTCTTGCATGTGCTGCCGCCGCCCCCTGCTCTCACAGCACTCGGGGCACCGCATGTGCCGTTCCTGCGCATCTGGGGTTGAGCCGCAATGCTGACGCTGGACGCACGCCCCTTCGTCAAAGACATGCGATCCCTGGATGGCTACGTCAGGAAGGCCACTGTCTACGCTCTGACCGATGCCGCAAAGGATATCCACTCTGCATCAAAAGCAAGAATCGCGGAGGCCTTCGACCGCCCGACGCCATACACGCGCAACAGCCTTATGACGCGGTTCGCACGGCTTTCTGACGCGACTCCGGCGGCGGAAGTGCGACAGAAGCCGACTTCTGCTGGAAGGCATTACCTTGCTGTTGAGGAGGAAGGTGGGACGCGTCCGCAGACCGGAGTTGAGCGGCTGCTTTCACGTCTGCTGCGGGGATCGGGGCGTTTGGAAGCCATGACACCCGCGCGTGGTGCGAGGCTGGACAAGTCGGGATCCTGGTCTCGCGGAGAGCGGTCCGCGGCGCTGGAAGCACTTAAGCGCCACCGCGGAGCGTCTACCACTCAAACTGCCACCTGGAGCCGCCTTGCCTACTTCGCCGCCCGTCCCGGTGGCCAGCTCTCGCCCGGCATCTACGCCAGAAAAGCCGATCGGACGATCAAGAAGGTCGCGCACATCACAGACCGAGCGCCGCGCTACAAGCCGCTTCTCGGCCTGCATGACCGCGCCGCGCAGGTCTTCGCGCGGCGATACCCGGAGCACTTCGCACGCATCCTCGACCGCCTCAGATCAAAATCCGGAAAATGACCATGAGCAAAAATCCGGAAAACTCCCGTGGGTCCTCCCGGCCACCCTACCCCATGCGAGGTGGTTATTCGGACCTCGTTCGCTTTCCACCTATGAACTGAAAAAATTCAGACTTATTTGCTCGGAAATGAAAAATGGCAATCCGACCGGCTCGCGGCCAACACGACAACGGCAAGCAACGCACGGTTGAGCTGCGCGCGGACGGCTCTGTCACGATCGCCGACGCTTCCGCGCTCCTCGGCGTGACGTCACAGACTGTCCGCGACTGGATCGAGCGTGGTTGCCCGCATACGCCTGGGAGCCGTGGCCGCAACAACCCGACAACCGTTTCCATGGCGGCTGTCATGCAATGGCGCATTGATGATCGGGGCGGCCGTGGCGCAGGGCCCGCGCCGGTCGGCGAGGACGGTCAGATCTATGATGAAGCTCTCGCGAAAGCTGCGGATTGGCATTACCGCGCGATCCGCCGGCAAGCCGATGCTCGCAAAGAGCTTGGCAGCCTCCTCGCGGTAGATGTGGTGGCCGATGTCGTAGAGGCAGAGTACCAAGCCGTTCGCGCACGTCTGAATTCCATCCCGGCACGCCTCGCCGTCCGCATCGCTGCGGAATCAGATCCGGCTGTTGCGCGGAAAATGATCGAGCACGCTATCGCTGACGCTCTTGAGCATCTGAGTGCGCCGGAAGCCGTGATCGAGCGCGCTGGCGGGGAACCTCTGGCATCCGTGCATGACGCAGTTGAAATCGATGGTGAGGCCGTTCATGGCGACGATGCTTGACCTCCTCGCGCCGCCGCAGCGCTTGGTTGATGCCATGGCCACGCGGCGTCGTCGCGCCTTCCAGCCGCCGCCACAGCTGTCGGCTGATCAATGGGCTGACACGTATCGCATTGTCCCGACCGAGAGTTCTGCGATTTCAGGACCTTGGAGAACCGCTCAGATCGAGATCGCCCGCGGCCCCATGCGTGCGGTCTCTGACCCAGCCGTAAGGCGCATCAGCATAATGGCGTCAGCCCAGATCATGAAGACAACCGTCCTTGAGACGGCTGTCGGGTATTTCATGCATCTGGATCCGTGCCCGATCCTCTTCTACTCGTCATCACAGAACACGATCGATGCGACGATCACGCAAAAGCTCGATCCAATGATCGTGAACACGAAAGAGCTGGCCGAGCTATGGGGTGGCGCCAAGGCTCTTGAAACGAAGCACGAGAAGTTCACGCGCTATAAGAAGGTGTTTTCCGGCGGCTTTCTTGAGCTTCTGACCATCAATTCAACATCAAATTTGCGCAACCGCGCCGCGAAAGTCGTTCTGATCGATGAAGTCGATGATTGCGCGGCCGTGGCAGACGGTGACCCCCTCGACCTGGCTGCCGCACGCGCGATCAGCTTCAAAGGGGAGGAAAAGATTGTCGCTGTCTCGACTCCGACCGTGCGCGGATCCTCAAAGATCGAGGAGGCATACGGCAAGTCAGACATGCGCAAGCCATACCTTTCCTGCCCGACATGCGGGCATGAGGAGTATCTGAAATGGGCCCAGGTCGACTTCAAGGATGATGAGGGCAAAATTGACCCCGCGCGCGCGCGATACGTAGGGGAGTGCGGGCATGTATGGACAGAGTCCGACCGCATCAAAGCCCTGACAACGGAAAACGCGATATCTTGGCGCCAGACAAAGCCGTTCAGGTGCTGCGACGAGCTGCAGCATCCGGAGCAAGAACAGCTCTGGACGAAAGATGGCTTGGCGATCTGTAAAAACTGCGGCGAAATGCCGGTGCCCGTGACCCATGCCGGCTTCTGGGGGTGGATTGCATACCATCCGCGGTGGAGCCTTGAAGACATTGCGCGCGACTTCCTCGATCGGAAAGGCAATCGCCAGAAGCTTCAGGAATTCGTTAACAATCGCTTGGCTGAAACGTGGGTTGAAGATGCCGAAGATGCCCTGGAAATCGACCCGACGAGCTTCGCGGCGCGCGTCGAGCCTGCCTGGGACCGCGTTCCAGCTGCTGTCCGCGTGATCACAGTCGGGGTTGACGTTCAACCGGCCGGCAAAAAGGGTGGCTTGCATGTCGAGGTGGTGGGTTGGGGCGACGGAGAGGAGTCATGGAGCCTCGAGCACCACCATATCGCGGGTGACCCAGACTCCGCAGAAGTGTGGGCAGAGCTCGATGAGATCAGGATGCGCCGGCGCGAGACCGAAGACGGCCGCCATTTGATGGCGCAGGCGGTCTGTGTTGATACCGGCGGGCACAATACAGATGCAGTTATGGCCTACTGCGGCGCAAGGAAGACGCAGAGGGTGTGGGCAATCAAGGGTGGGTCAGAGACGCCTGGGAAGCGCGCACCGATCTGGCCGACAACACCTCCCCAGACGATCAAGCATGGCGCGAAACTGCATATCGTTGGGACGCAGGCGGGGAAAGATTGGGTCGCGAGCTGCATAGGCAAGGCGCAGCCAGGCCCCGGCTTCATGCACGTGCCATCTGACCGCGCGTCAATCTGGTTTACTGAAATGACGAACGAAAAGAGGAAAACCTTGATGGTCAACGGGCGGCCGGCAACGACATGGCGTCCGCGCTACGACGGAGTGGACGTCGAAGCCCTGGATTGCCGCGTCTACGCCAAGGCCGCGTTGGAAGGTCTCAAGCGCCTCGGCGTCCGTCTCGGCGTCTCCTCGGCCGCCGCGACCGCCGCCCCTACCCAGCAAACCGCTCAGCCCGCCGCCACGCCCGACACCACGCGCCTGCAACCGGCCCCGCCACCCCCGGTCAAAAAGCGCCCCGCGCCGCGTCCGAGGTCCAGCTTCTGGGCGTGAAATGTCAAGCTGGCGCAGAGAAATGCAAAGCCGTTTCCGCCAACGCTTACAAGCACTTAACGCCGCGCCGCCTTGGATTTGGGTGGTGCGGCTACGCTTGGGCGAGGTGACCGCTTCGGGGAGTCGGGCGACGCTGAAGGCATCGAAACCCTTCAGCAGACGGAACGACAACATGACTGGAACGACACAAGACGCGGAGCTTGACTATTACAAGCGACAGCCGATCGGACGCCTTGCCGTCCAGCTTGGCGCAGCCGCCAAAAACCCAAAGCCGAAACCGACGCGCGGCGGCGACATCGATGCGGAAAACTTCGTACTGAATGGCTGGAAATTCCAATGTTTCCAAGCCAGTTCCGGCCATTATATGTGGAAATCACATGACGGGTCTTTGACTGTGCGCGGCCGCAATGCCGGGACGATCGTTGATATTGCGGTTGAACTGGATGGTTCAATCGGAAAAGCTCGCCAGCGCCTCCGCGCTTTGACCGGCTATAGCCCTTCCTCGACCACCTCGACCACTACTGTTCAGCAAGAAACAACGCCTGCAGCTGCTGCCGCAATTCCTCTTTCCTCTCGCCCTGTCTCGCCTCCCGCTCAAGCGAACATTCGTTCTGCCGCCGATCTCTTGGCAGAATACGAATCCGAAGGTGTCACATGGACCGACGATCAGCGCTTGCCGTCGTATCTGGTGTCCCGCCATCTGGACGCAATCCACCCTGTGTTTTCTCAGACGTTTCGCCATTCCTGCGGCCAGCGCAAGAATCTTGCGTTCCCGTATCACCGCTTCAACGACGACGGCACTCTTGAGTTTTCCGGTCGCGAAACGAAAAATTTCGGCGGGTTCGTCGGATACTCGGAAAGCGGACGCGCCGGGATCTTCATGGCGTATCGCGGCTTTCCGAAGACTTTCGTTGTGACCGAGAGCGCAGTTGAGGCGATGAGCTACGCCAGGCTCATGACCGATTATGACGATTATTCCGTGGGCTTCATCGCCATCCGTTCTGGCGGAGAGGCTTCCGCTGTCGAGCTACTGAAAAGGATCGCTGGGTGCGGTGAACTGCGCTTTGTGGTCCTTGCGACTAACCAGGACGCCGCCGGCTTTCTTTACGCGCATAAAGTCTCCCTTGGACTTTCAAAAGTGCCCGATCTGACAGTTCGTTTCGAGGCCCCTTTGCACGCGCAAAACGATTGGAACGATGCGCTTCGCGAAGATCGGAAACACCGCGCTTCATCTGCGGGAGGCGGGCCTCGCCCTGACGTCATCGAGGCGGAACGACCCGAAGAGAAATCGAAATCACCAGCCGAAATCGACCCGCGCGACGGCATCGAACTTGGCTGAAATCTCAGGCGCAGAAAGCGCCACAAATCCTCAAATCGGAAAACACAAAATGCCAAAAGATCACATCTCAGAGCTCGACATCAGCGAGTGCGTCCGCGCGCTTCGTCAGTGCCGCGGCGTCACGCTTCCGGTCATCACCGGCACCGACATCATCCTCCAGCGACCCGATTTCGCAAAGCTCTGCGACTTTTGCGACGAAGACATGATCGTCGGCGCATGCAAGACATACCGCGGCAAGACTGCCCTTCTGGCGGTGTGCGACCCTATCCTCTGCCGCGCGACCGTCTACCATGCCACTTTGAGCTGGCATCTTCACGCCGCTGGGCTTGATCCGACGCTCCACCCGCCGCGTCCGATCATCGCAAGGGATGTCCCGGAGTTGTCGATGGACGCGCTCGAGCACCTCCTCGACCTCGCTTTTGAGGTGCATCGAACTAAATCCTGTTTGTGAAATACTTTTTCCAAGCAACTGACAACGCAAGAAAAAATCGCACGCTGATCGATTTTTTTCTTGACCGCATGCCGATGACTGAGGCATGATTTACTGACCGGCACAGAAGCGCCGTATCTCGCAGAACGCGTTCCCCACAAATCAAAGGAACGCACGACATGGACAAAGTCCAACTCCCACACCCCGTCATCGCCATGGCAGCTACGGCTATGGAAACCGCAATCCACTTCGAACTCGTCGATCCGATCGAGATGCAGTCTTACTGCATCGACCCGATCGCCGATGGCATGGCAATGATCGGCAATCACGGCATCGATCTCCGCAAGTTCCCCGCAGCAGCTTTTGTGACTTGGGACGGCGCATCTTATCTCGCCATTTCATATCCGGATGAACAGATGGTGCACGTTGTCGACGTGACGACAAACCTCACCTGCAAGTCGATCGGAGATGAAGAGACGTCGAAGATCATGGTTCCCGTACATCGCGGGTCGCGGACATGCTACCGCCCCGACATGCGGGAAATGCGCAAGTTTCTGATCGATACGGTGTTTGATGTCATTGATATGCGGCAAAGGCGCACCGAGTTCATGATCGCTGACATGGATGCAGATGCGGCAGATGCTCTTGAAGACACAAACGCCTGACACGACAAAAGTGAAGAGCACCAAGGCCGCCCTCCCGGGCGGCCTTTTCCATTCCGCGACCCCGGCCCAAGTTTCACGGCGTTATAGTATAACGTCCGGCATGACCCAGCCAGTTTCCCAGTCCACCCTTGCCGCGCTCGAGTCCGCCCTCTTCAAGGGGGTGCGGACCGTCGTTTACGATGGAAATTCGGTCACTTACGCATCGACCGCGGAGATGATGCGGCTGCGGGACATGCTGCGCGCAGAGTTGGGCATGCCGCCTGCCGCATCGTCACGCAGGCCCAAGCCACGCCGTGCCGTGGTGAACCTCTGATGCGTGTCGCCGGTATTGATCCCGGGCTGCATGGCGCCCTTGCGTGCGTCGACCTCACCACCGGTGAGGTGATCGGCATGGAGGACATGCCGACCTGCCGTTTCGCAGATGACCGCCAGATCCCAGACGCGCGCGCAATCGTCGAAACGCTGCGCTCCTGGTCCCCAGATCTGATCGTTCTCGAGCATGTCGATGCCATGCCGCGCGATGGCGCCAAGGGTGGCTTTCGATTTGGCACGATCTTCGGAGCCACCATCGCGGCCTGCCAGACCTCTTCAGGTGAAGAGCGCCGCTTGACCCTCGTTCGCCCAAAGATCTGGAAGGACGCCCTGGGGCTGACAAGCGACAAGGCCCTGAGCCTGGAAATGGCCCGCCGTCTCTTTCCCTCCGTCTCAGACATGCTGTCGCGCGTCAAAGACGATGGGCGCGCCGAAGCCCTTTTGCTTACCGAATATCACCGCCGGATCGTAACCCCGCGCGGAACAGTGGAGGTCTACTGATGGGCCTGTTTGACTTTCTCCGCCGTTCGCAACCCGAGAAAAAGGCTACCCGCCTGCAGACCCGGCGCTACCGAGCACCGCTTGACAAGACATCCCCCGGCGGCTGGCTGCCGGCCGGCGGATCGGTCGAGCGCTCACCCGCTGCACTGCCGCTTATCCGGTCCCGGGCCCGCGACCTCGCGCACAACAACCCATACGCGAGCCGCGCAGTCAGCGTATTGACGAGCCACACCGTCGGTTCAGGCATCCGCTTTTCGATCCGGGGCGACGAAGCTTACGAGGAAGCCTTCCGTGCCTGGGCCAGCTCGACAGAGTGCGACTATGAAGGCCGACTGAATCTCTATGGTATTCAATCGGTTGCGTGCAGGACCATGTTCGAGGCTGGAGATGCATTTGTGATCATCCGGCAGTCTAGGACGGCTGCAGGACTTCGCCCGACGCTCCAGCTCATTGATCCGGACCAGCTGGACGAGTCCGCATCCCCGCGCGGCGGATCAGATCATAAAGTGATCGCTGGTGTTGAGGTGGATCGCGGTGGACGGATCGTGGGCTACCACGTGCGGGCAGATCTTGAGCTTGGAAATTCCAAGGCGGAATACATCCGCGCATCAGACGTCATCCACCTTTTTGAACAGATGCACCCGGGCCAAGTCCGTGGGATTCCTCGCGGCGCCCAGGCCCTCGTGAAAGCGAACACGGTCGACAGCTTCCTGGCCGCTGCACTCGCGAAAGCGCGGACAGAGGCTTGCTTTGTTGCTTTCGTGACCGGCCCTAGCCTTGACGACGGCGCGGGGATCATCGGAGAAATTGACGAGTCCAGCGACGAATACACGCTCCCCGAGATGCTCGAACCCGGCACTATCGTGCCTCTACCCGACGGGCATGATGTAAAAATAGCGGTTCCATCCGGCTCAGGTGGCCTGCGCGACTACGTTGAAATTGGACTGCAGGCGGTAGCGGTCAGCTACGGCGTGACATATGCGCAGCTGAGCGGCGATGTGTCGAAAGCCAATTTTTCCAGCGAAAAAGCATCCCGCCTCGAATTTTACAGGGGGGTTGATACGGTGCGCGCGCATTTTGTCATGCCTGCCCTCTCGCGCGTCGAGGCGGCTTTCAGGGTTGCATATGAGGCATCCGAAGGCCGTGACGTCGAAGCACGTGTCTCGATGACGGCGCCGGGCCGGGAATCCATCGAGCCGGCAAAGGACGCCCTCGCGGAAATGACCGCCCTGGCATCCGGCGGCCTGACTTTTGGTCAGTATTGCCTCGCACGCGGACTCGATCCCGAGGACCAGATTCAAGCTCTTGTCGCCGAGCGTCAAAAAATGGCTGCGCTCGGTCTCAGCTTGAAATTCGGGTCCGTGGATATCGGCGCCCTTGCCGCCGCCGCAGCAGCTGAAGACCAGCACGACCCCACAGAAGACCCGCCCGCAGTTTGACCCCGGCCGGCATTTCGCCGCGTTATAGTATAACGTATTTGCACACACGAGAGACAGCTCATGACCATCCGCGCCCCCTCGAATCCGACAACGACACGCGCCCTTTCGGTGCGGTCGGCGTCTTTTGACGAAGCGGAAAACACCGTCGAAGTGGTTTACGCCACTGCCACTCGGGCGCAGCGCGATGGGTATCTCGAAGAGCTGGTGATCAGCGAAGAGGCGATCGACGCGACTCGGCTCGACGCCGGAGCCGTCCCGCTTCTCGTCGACCACATGCCGTGGGGCACGGCTTTCGGCACTGTCGTTGGTCACCGTATCGAAGGCGGCCAAGCGATTGCGACGGTAAAGCTGTCCGTTGCTGAAGAGCATCGCGGGATCGTCGAAAACATCAAAGCTGGCGTGATCCGCACGGTTTCTGTTGGTTACCAGATTCTTGGTTGGGATGAAGTTCCGACCGAGGACGGCGCTCCGGTTATGCGCGTCACGCGGTGGATGCCTGCTGAGATTTCCCTGGTCACGATCCCTGCCGATCACCTCGCGCAGATCCGTTCCACCTCCTCCGCCGACCTGGTGCGGCGGACCATCACTGCTGCACCCAAGAAAGAGGCAAGCATGACTGTAAAAACGAAGGCAAAGACGGGGCAGCGCTCTGCCGCCGCCGCCGCGGCTGAAGTTCTTGACGAGGTGGCGGAAGCCGCAGGCGTCGAAGCAACGCAAGAGCTGGAAGCAGCTGTTGAAGAGGCAATCCAGGGCGCGGTTGACACCGTGGCCGAGGAAGCAGCTGCGGAGTCCGAAGAAACCGCAGCAGACGAAACCGCGGCGGAAGATGACGGCGAAACCGTCGATGAAGCCCCGGCCGAAGCTTCGCGTGCCGCGGCCATCCTGGAACTCTGCACCCGCCATGGTCTCAGCCTGGCATTCGCTACCCGCCACGTAAAGGCGGGCACTTCCATTCACCAGGTCCGCGCCGCTGTGCTGGACTCTATTGCTGCGAGGTCTGCACCCCCGATGACTACCGCCCGTATTACCCGCGATGAGCGCGAGACGCTCGTTTCCCGCGCCTCTGACGCGATCTATTCGCGCATGTCTGGGGAGGCTCCCACCGCACAGGCTCGCGACATGCGCTACCTCTCCGTCGTCGAGATGGCCCGCGCTTTCGTCGGCGCAGACGCTGCAGGCATGAGCCGCTCGCAAGTCGTGCAGGCTGCTCTGCAGACCCGCTCGGGCATGCACACCACCTCGGATTTCGCTGCCGCACTCGGCAATGCCGCATCCCGCACCCTTCGGCGTGCCTACGAAGCTGCGACCCCGACTTACGGTCCGTTCGTCCGCGAAGTGACGCTGCCTGACTTCCGCGCAACCGACCGCGTTCAGATCGGCGACGCGCCCATCCTCGAGCGTCGGGCTGAAGGCTCGGAAACCAAGCGCGGCACGCTGTCTGACTCGAAAGAGAGCATCCAGCTCGCCACCTTCGCGAAGGCGCTTTCGATGAGCCGGCAGATGATGGTGAACGACGATCTGGACGCGTTCTCGCGCATCCTGACCTCGTTCGGCATGCGTGCCGCCGAACTGCAGTCCGATCTTGTCTACGGCAAGTTGACCGGCAATCCCAAAATGTCGGACGGCAAGTCGCTGTTCCACGCGTCTCACAACAACATCTTGAACGTCGCACTTGACGTGAACGGGCTGAGCGAAGCTCGCAAGGCGATGCGCAAGCAGACTGGACTGGACGGCGCCAAGCTGAACATCTCTCCCGTCACGCTGATCGTCGGGCCGGAACTCGAAACCGAGGCACAAAAGATCATCGCCCCGATCTCGGCCGCCCTGGCCGGCGATGTGAACCCGTTTGCGGGCTCGAGCCTCCAGCTGGTCGTGGACAGCCGCATCGAGGACGCCGCATGGTTCCTCGCTGCAAACCCGGCGCTGATCGATACGATCGAGCTTGCGTTCTTGGACGGCGCTCGCGGCGTGCAGACCTCGACGATCGACGCCCCGATGCTCGACGGCGTGGACGTGCTGGCTCAGATCGACTGCGAGGCGGGCGTGATCGATTTCCGCGGCTTGCTGAAGTCCGCCGGCGGCCAGTGATCATACCGGGACCGGTGAAAGCCGGTCCCATTCACCTCAAACTTTGAAGGGCCTCTTCACATGAAGAACTTCGTTTCGACCGGTGACGTGGTCACCATCTCTGCACCGATCGCCGTCACCAGCGGGCAGTTTCTTTCGGTCAGCCTCCTGCGCGGATTCTGCCAGACCGATGCCGAGCTTTACGCTCCGGTTGCGCTCGTGACGCGCGGTGTGTTCTCGGCCACCGTTTCCGCTCCAGAAGGCGAAGTGGTTGTCGGTCAGGCTGTCTATGCGATTGATGGCACCACTCTTTCGACTGTCGCTCCGGAAGGCACCGACGCCAGGGAATATGTCGGCGTCGCCGTTTCCGCGGCGCTGGCGCAAGACGGTGTCGCGACTGTCGACGTCAAGCTCGGATGACCGAACACCGGCGGCGCGCTCCTCGCCGCCGGACCTGCGCCAGCAGCGCTGATCCTTTCGCTGCTGGCGCCACCTTCCCCCGAAAAAATTTGAGGCTTTGACTCCATGGCGCGCATCCGCACCCCCGAAAATCAGGACCTCCACGCGCTCCAAGTTGGCCGCCTGGACGCATCGCGCGGCCTGCGCATTGCCGCTGTGACCGGAGAAAGTTCCGCATCTGAGCCGCTTTCCGAGGGCGTCTATCTCCTTTCCTCGACCGTCCCTGTGTTCATTTCTGCCGGCCCTGTCGCTGTTGCGGGTGACATTGCTGGCTCGCTGCTGCTCGGGCCCGGAGCCGTTTTCCCGCTTTACATGGAAGATGGTGACCAGCTTGCGGTGCGGGCGGTTGACCAAGATGGCGCACTTCTCGCTGTCCCCTTCTTTGCTGCGTGAGGTCTGACTATGCTGAGCATGACATCGGCAGGGGCTATCGGCCTTCGCGGCCCGCAGGGTGAACCCGGGCAGCCTGGCGCGGACGGTATTCCAGGGCCGCAGGGTCTGCCAGGACCGGCTGGCGCAGACGGCGCGCAAGGTCAGATCGGCCCCCAAGGGCCAGAAGGTCCGCAGGGTCCGCAGGGACCAGCAGGCGCAGACGGCGCGCAGGGCCCGGTCGGCCCACAGGGGGCGGAAGGTCCGCAGGGTCCGCAGGGTCCGCAGGGTCCGCAGGGTCCGCAGGGTCCGCAGGGAATACAAGGGCTTCAAGGCATTCAGGGTCCAGCTGGACCGGCCGGGGCACCAGCAGTCGGGGCCGTTTCAATCGGCCTGCTCATCGCTCTCTCGTAAATTGAAAGGCCGAAACCATGGCTGAAGTCTTCAGAAACGCCCGCCTCTCCCCGCTCCCGAGCATCGGAACGACTGGTTTTTCAGCGGTTTACACGGTCCCAGCCGGAAAAACTGCCATCGTCATTGCGGCGCAGGTCGTCAACACAGAGGCCTCGCAAGTAGGTTTTTCGCTGCGCTGGACTGACGCTTCCGCCGCAGCAGCGGTGACGTATCTCGCTGACGAAGTCCAAGTTCCTGCCGCAGCAGCGCTTAATCCTCTCGCCGGCAAGTTGGTCTTGGAAGCTGGAGACGCGCTGCAAGTCGGACAAGAGGGAACCCCGACTGGCGCCCTGGCGATCACAATTTCCGTGTTGGAGATCGACAATGTCTGATCAGCGCAACGGGGGATATTTGGGGGCGCGTAACCTCCCGCAAGCGACAAAAGCGGGCGGGATCTGGCAAGCCGATGAGATTTATAACGCGAACCGCGACTCCGTGTGGCCTCGCTGGCCGGGGAATATCGGGATTCCCTTTGATGAGCGGCTCAGGGTCTGGGTCGAGCACGACTACGGGCTTTATCAGGACGTAGACGCGACTGTGCCTGTGACGGCCAACCTGCAAAACGTCCGAAGCTGGGTGAATCGTGGGAACTCTGGGAGGCTAGTGTGCAATCTTCCCGTTCCTCCAGTCCGCGCATATGCCGTTCAAGCTGACGGAGTCGCGTTCTACGCGTCGCAGATGCGACATTTTGATCCGCAGATCGTTGATCGGCGCGCATATAACTATGTTTTTTCGGTAGATTTCGTCGCAAACACCAACGCACGAGCCAAGATTTCGAACAGCCTTTGCGCAAATGAAATCGCGACTTCTATGCGTTCAGCTCCTGCAATTTCGTCCGGAACGACGGCCGGCGCGGCCGGAAAGAACGACACTTCTTGGCTTGTCTTGCCGGCGCCGAGTCCGTCTGCGCTGAACATCTTCGCGCAATTGTCGAGCGTAAATTTGGCAGCTGGTCAAAGTCTTGTCGGTTCGTCTGGCGCAAGCATTGTCACAGCAGAGCCGCTCGCGGTGAATCCTGGAGCAGCAGAAATCACGGTCGGCGGCGTGAAGAATGTCGTCGCTCCGTCGTCTCTCATGACGTTGTTCGCGATGATCTGGTATTCGAGCGACACGCCAATGACGAAAGCCGAGCTCAATCAAGTCTACGCGTACCTCGGCGCGAAGTATAACCGACCGTTCCCGGTGCTTGCATGAGCAACTTTGCGGGGATTTTTGGCGATCTTTCCGGCGTGATTTCAGACGTTTTTGACGGAAGATCCTTTGATCTGGTGACAGCGGACGGGGTGGCGATCAGCTGCCCCGGCGTCTTCAAGAAGAGTCACAGAGAGCTGTCTGTTGGGGAATACGGCGCGAAGTCCTGGGTGGCTGTTCCTCGTCTGGACCTCGCCAGACCTGCCCTTGCCGATCTGGAAATTTCAGATCCTGCGGTGCAACTGCACGGCGCCTCGGTGACGATCGATGGCACGCATTTTCTTGTTGTAGAGGTGCGGGATGGGGAAGTTTTTGCCCGCTGTCTCTTGTCTCTTGACCTCGACCACGCCTGACTTTCACTGAACTTTGAAAGCTTGGAACTGGCATCGACACTTGCTCCTGCCGATTCCTTCTTCCTCTTGCCCTGCCTAGACCTGATCGCGCGCGACCCCGGCCCGAGTTTCCGTGCGTTATAGTATAACGTCTTTGCACAGCAAGGACGTCTCATGCACCCGCGCCAGATCCTCCGCGACGAACTGAAGGCCGCCCTGGAAGCATCGCTTACTGGCGTTCCTGTTCTTGTCTCGCGCGCCCGTGCGCTCAAGCCTGGCGAAGATTCAGCGGTGCTGGTCTATGTCATGCGCGAAACCATCGCGCGCCCACCGGCCACAAAGGGCCGCGCGGGTGGTCCGATCCAGCGCCAGATGACGGTGGAAGTTGTGGCCATGCGCGACGGCCGCGACGGTGAAGTTGTCGACCAGCTCGACGATCTCTGCCGAACAATTGAGCTGACACTTTCCGCACGCGCTGACCTGACTTTTCAAAGCACCACCACGGAAGTGGACGGCTCCGCGCAGTCCGTCAGGGCGGTCACGGCCATGACGTATCTCGCCGAAAAATTTGACAATCTTTCAACAACTGGAGGCTCGCAATGAGCGTTCTCGATCCCCTCAGCAACGACTTCTATGTGATCCCGGTTGCTGAACTCTACTTCAAACCTGCGGGTTCTGTGGAGCACATCAACCTTGGTTCCGCTGATGCCATCAGCTTGGAAATTCAGGTCCAGGAGCAAGAAAAATACGCGGCCGTGCGCGGCGTGCGGACGCTCGTCAAGCGCTCTGTGACGCAGGTCAATGCCAGCGTTTCCATGACGCTCGCCCAGATGACTCCTTTCGCTCGCGCTGCGTCGCTTATGTCGACTGCGGAAGTGTCTGAGCCTGCCGAATTTTTCCTTCTGGGCGACCAAGTTCTGGAACTGGAAGTCGGCGGCCACAAGTCGGGCATTGCGAACAACACTTCGCTGCGCGGCGAACTTGTCATCCGTGGAACGAACACCGACGGGCCGAAAAGCTTGGTCGTTCTTTGGGATGTCGAGCTGCGCCCTGCAAGCGCGCGCAGCCTGACCGGCGAGGAATTCGGCAGTCTCGAGTTGACCGGCTCGGCATACCCCGCCTCCGGCAAACCGGCTGGCTATGAACTCGGTCAAGAGGCCACGCTGACAGGTGTTGTCACGCTCGACTGACCAAAACGCGCGGCGGTGAAAGCTGCCGCGCTTCCCGCTTTTGCCTGAAAAAAGGAGCATTATCAGGTGTCTGCATCCCTTCTCGACCTGGCCGGCGTCGGCCGAACTGTCGCCGTCCGTGGCCTCGAAATCCCGGTGACTGGCATTTCCGCAAAGGGTCTCGCCGTTCTTTTCGCCCGTTTCCCGCAGCTCGTTGAGGCTGTGACTGGCTCTGGCCTGGACCTTTCCAGCCTCGCGGACCTCGGCCCCGACGTCCTTTCCGCCGTCATTGCTGCGGGCACCGGCCACCCCGGCGACGCAAAAGCCGAAGCAGTGGCCGCCAGCCTCAGCATGTCGGACCAGCTCTCGCTCATCGAAGCGATCGGCACCGAAACATTCGCGGGTGACCCCGGAAATTTCATGGCGCGCCTCGAAAAACTGGCGTCCGGCGTCGGGGTGCAAGTCGGAAAAGCGGACTCTTGAGCGACGTCGCGGCGGCGGTCCACGTCGCCGCGCGGGCATACGGCTCACTTGAGCTGGCCCTGTCTCTGACGCCGCGCCGCCTCTCCGCCGTCCTGCAGCTCGAGAGCGACACGAGGGCCCGCGAGCTGTCAGAGTCCTTCTCTGTCGCGCGCGTGGCGGCACACGGCGAGCAAAAAGACTGCCAAAAGTTCCTGAAAGATCTGCAACATGACAGCTAAAAAGCCCGCTCCGATCGTCATCCGCCTGACCGCTGACGGCTTGAAAAATGTCAAGTCTGCGCTCTCCGGTGCTTCGAAAAGTGTGAAGGCGCTGGCCTCGGCAATCGGAAAAATCAACACTGGAATCAAAGCGACGAGCAAGAGTTTTGCTGTTGCTGGCGGGGCCGTGAGCGGCCTCGCTGCGGCGTTCGCTGCGACCACGCGCGCTGGCGTTGAAAGCGTGGCGGAGCAGGGCAGATTTGCGCAGCAGGTCGGCATGTCTGCTGAGCAATATCAGCGTCTGCGTTACGCTGCTGAGCAGGCTGGTCAAGACGTAGACGGGTTGAATGGCTTTCTGATAAATTTGGCCGACAAAGCCGCTGACGCGGCGAACGGGAGTGAGGGCGCGGCGCAACAGTTGGCCGATCTTGGGATTTCTGCGGTCGATTCAAAGGGCCGCTTGAAGTCCATGCCGCAGCTCGTGGAAGACCTCGCGGACGCCGTCGCACGGATGCCGGACGGGGCGAAAAAAACCGGTTTGCTGTCCATTTTTGCGGGCGACGACGGAGCGAGGGCGATTGGATGGCTCAATCAAGGTTCGCGCGGCTTGAAGCGCATGGCCGGCGAAGCGGAGGCGCTGGGGCTCGTCATTTCTGACGAACAGACCGCGTATGCGCAAGCCACCAAGCGTGACGTGGACCAGCTTTTTTCTGTCGTAAAGTCCGTCCGCGATGAGCTCGCAATGGTCTTTGCGCCTGAGCTGCGCTACCAGTCTCAGCAGCTGACGGATGCCATTCTGCGCAACAAAGAAGCGATCAAACAACTTGCTGTTGACGCTTACAACGCTGCGTGGGCGATTGGCGAAGAGCTTTACAACGTCCTGTATCTGAAGAAAAATCCGACAACCGGGTGGATGCAGACGGCGCTTGATATTGCGTCCGATCTGCAGACGATTTTCTCAGGATCTGGCGGCCCTTTGAAGCTGGATTTTCTCGAAAATGCGCGCACCAGCTTTCTGGATTTCAAGGCTCAGGCAGAAGAAGTCTTCGATATCGTGACGACGCGCGCCATCGAGGCGTTCGACAAAGCAAAAGTTGTGCTGGACGATTTTGTCAGCGAAGTCATGCCAGCTGTTCGCACGGTGACGGGTGCAATCGAAGCCGCTGACCGGATCGTGACGGACTTTTTCCGCCTCTTTTCCGGTGCTGGCGGCATCGAAACTGGCTGGATTCGCGATCTGGAAGATGATTGGCGGTCATTTTCGGACACCTTCAACGCCGCTTGTCGCAACATTATTTCGCCAGCGCTTAGCGCATTCAGGGGTGCGTTGGACGGCCTCGCAGCTCTTGTGAACGGCGTCTTCGGAAAAGAGGGAGAAGACCGCTGGACTGGCGGGCAGATCGCCATCGCAGCGGCAATCGCGAAAATAACTGGCTTGGCTTCGCTTCTTGGCCGCGCGCTGCTTGCAGTTTCGGGTGCCGCAGGTCTTGCGGTTGCTGGAGTCCTTGCCGTCGCTGGAGCGGTCAAGAGCACCTCAGATGTTGCGGCGACACAAGAAGAGGTGGCGCAGCGCGTCGAGAAGATCTCGGCGGAACAAGGTCAAGCAGCCGCAGCCGCTTATCAAAAAGCGTATCTTGAGCAATACGAGCAAGCCTGGGGCTACTCTGCTGCAAACAGCGTGGCGCAATTTTTCGGGCTTGGGACGGACATCGAAGCGACGAAAATTCAACTTGATGCGATCATCAACGCAGACAAAGCCGGCGCAAAACTCGGAGCAGATCTTGCCGCGCAAGAGCTGAGGATTCCCGCAACTGTTGAAGTTCAAAGCGCCGAAGTTTCTGACAAGATCGCCGAAGAACTCAGCGCAGTTGAAGCGTCGCTGCTCGTCACGGATGTAGAGGTCAGCGATGACGCGAAGAAGAAGCTTTCTGGAAGCTTGACGCTTTCCGCCCCTGGCCTGCCAGGTTTCTCTGGTGGAGGTGCCGTTCGTGGCCCTGGCACCACCACATCCGACAGCGTCTTGGCGCGGCTTTCCACCGGCGAATTCGTCATGCGCGCAGCGGCTGTCAAGAAATGGGGCGTCGGCATGCTGTCCGCGCTCAACAGCGGTATCCTCCCCGCCTTCGCGTCTGGCGGCCTCGTCTCTATGCCAGCCCCGGCCGGCATTTCCAGCGCCTCGGCTATGCTTGGTGGAAGCAGCGGTCGGCCGGTTCTTTTGCAGCTGCCTGACGGCTCGACAACTGAGCTGCGCGGGCAGCCGGACGCAGTTGCGCAGCTCGAGCGCAAGCTACGCCGCAGCGTCACGGCACAAGCGACACGCAAGCCAGGGTGGTATAAGTGACTGCGGAATCTCAAGTTTTGGTCACGCGGGACGGCGAAACGCTGTCCCTCTTTTTCCCGCCCGGGGCCGCCCGCGGTATTCAAACGAATATCGCGCAGCTTTCTTCTGGCGAGCTTCGGCGCACTGTCAACGGAAGTCTCATCGACCTGACGCGCGCCGCCCTGCGCAAATATTCGGTCAGCCTCTCCGCAGACGGCCAGGCTTTTCCAGATCTGAGGGGCATGTGGCGCGGGCAGAAAGTGACCGTGGCGCCACCGGTATGGTGGACTGCGCATGTTCCAGAAGGCACTCAAACTGTCCAGCTCGAGCGCCCGGCTGCCGACGGAAGCTGGACGCTGCGCGACGCCGCGACCGGCGAGACTCTGGCCCTCGGACGCGCGAGCGACGGCCTGAGCTTCTCTTCGCCGTATCCTGTGACGCCGGAATCCGTGCTCGAATACCAGCCGGTGTTCACCTGCCGCGTCGTTTCCGTGACGTTCTCCGGCGACGAATGGGAAGCAAGCGCCACCTGGTCGCTTGAGCTCGAGGAGGTCTAACGTGGCAGTTGGAAAGCTGTATTTTGCGTGGGTTGCGGCCGACGAGGTGTTCAATCCGGCAGTTCATGCGCGGGAAGATGAAGACGTTTTCTCTATCCGGATTACGGAATCCGAGGGCGAGTTTGCCCTGGCGACTGTTGAAATCCGGAATCCGAAACGGGGGCTGCTGGCGCCGGCGCGGAAGCAACGGTGTTTCATCTCGGTGGAAATCGTGGGCTCTGTCTCGACATCCGTAAAACTTCTTTTCTCGGGCCGGGTTGTCGGGATTCCAGTTTCGCTGGGTCGCGAGACATGCGAGCTGGAGTTCATCGGCCGACCGGATGACTGGTCATCGCAGCAATCGGCGCTGCTCGAAGAGCTTAAGGCATCCCCCAGGCATCACGCGGCGCTTGTTTCGGATGAGTCCGACTTGACGCAAGTTCTGGAAGGCTTTGCGGGGTTGCCGCAGTGGAGCCGGACGACTGGCGCAGTCAAGCTGGCCGATATCGATGCGAAGAGGGCTCTTTCCGGAATTTACGAAACCTCGACTTTCGACTTGACGAGCAGCGCGCTGGAAGACTCGCTTGACGTGACGGTGTCAGGATCGCCTCTCTCTGCCGTAAAAGTCGAGCTTGATGTGAGCTGGACGCAAAGCGTTCCTGTTTTTTCCGTACCGCTGAGCGCAGCACCGGGGCACGGCGTTTCCGGCAGCATTTCTGAGCTTTTTACCGGTCGTCCAGCAAGCCTCACTGGCGACGACTTCGCCGCGTCGTGGCCGCAAAAAGGGTCTTCGCTGGGCGGCGGATGGAATATCATCAGCTCGTATCTCGTCAGCGAGAAATCAGAATTTTTTTCTCGATTCATCGACGTTGAGGACGCGCCTCCGAAGGTCCGCTGGGAGGAACCGCAGTATAGAGCGCAATTTGAGGTATTCCGGTTCTACGGAAATCTTGCGCTCGAAGGGCGATATGAACAGCCGCGGCGCGAGAATATTTCGCTTCTGATCTCTGCGGACGTTCAGCCGCTCGTTGAGCCGCCTGACCCTGAGTTGCTTCAGTATTCCGTTGACGGCGCAACGATTGCACCAATTTCCGAAAAAGTCATCTCCTGCACGTTCCAAGATTACGATGCGGAAACAAAGGATTACACAGCGCAACAGGTGTCATATCGTATCTCGAAAGGTCAGCTCACATATCCTGCGATGTCCGGAAATCCGGATGTCATCGGGCCTGTGCTGACGGCCTCTGTCGCTCGTGCGGAATCCCGTCTTCGTTTGGCCGCGCGGTGCGTTGATGTGTCGCTCGATGTGTCTTTTGAAAAAGCGATCAATTTGGATACTTCATCAGTCGTCAGATTGACGGATGACCGTTTGCCAGGCGGAAGCGCAACAGGAAAAGTCACTGAGGTCGAGCTATACGCCGACGGCGACGGGCAATTCTATGGACGAGTCACTTTCTCTTGCAGCGTCGGCCGGTCTTCAGTTTTGACCGCCCCGACGGCATCTGTTGATCCGTTCGAAATTCCTGGTGAGCCGTCGGTTGTGTCGCACTGCCGCGACTTCGGCACGTCAGATGATGGTACATATGCGATAGCTTCAGCTTCTTTGAAAAACAGCTTGGAGCATCAGTTTGCGGCCATGCAAGACGTCGACCTCACGGCGGAAATCAGCAAGTTCTCATCAATGGGGTACACTTGGGCGAAAGAGAAGGACGCTACTGCAGTTATTCAAGCTCTTGAAGAGGCGCTGGCGGAAATACCGACGGAGCTTCAGATTGAGCTCGTTCCGATCGAGGGTGGCGAAGAGACGGTGACAGACGTCACCGCCACAGCTTCTGGCGCACTGCATATTTTCCGCGGAATAGACTTGGAGGCATGAAATGTCTGCACTTGAAAGATACGTAAGAGCGGCGCAGGCCCCCGAAAAGACAGAGAAAAAGCTCGCAGCGACAGGCACCGCGACCGCTTCTGCAGGTGCTAAGATCGGGCGCACTGGTAAAGCGGTCATCAAGCCGAAGGGCCAGCTCCCTTTCGATGAAACGGACGGCCGGTCGACGCAGACAGAGACGGGCGCTGAAGTCATCATCGACATCTCGAATACGGAAATCGCGTTCGTCAACTCGATAGCGTCTGTTGTCAGGATCCGCCTGCGCTGCTCGGGATATGACGCCCAAGCGCCAGGTAACCGAGTCCTGCACGCTTCTGTTTTCGCGCAGATTTCCGGTGGCCCGGTCAGGGTGGAGATCGCCGGGGCGAACGACACGACATACTTGTATGCACTCGGGCTTGACCCTGAAGTGGGCGTGGTGCGCGGGCCCGCGTCGGTGCTGAACCCAGCTACGCTTGCTCATGCGAGGGCTGCTGGTGGTCTGTCTGCTGCGGCTCACGTCTTGACAGCCGGTGGGCGTTCTTGGACGGGAGATGCGGTGCCGACACCAATTCCGGATTCTCGAGTTTATCCTTTTGCCGCCCGTCTCAATATCACGTTCATCGAAAGCCTCGGGCTGTGGCGCATCGACTCCCCGGAAAGCTGGGCTTTTGGATGACGAAAAGGGCGGCCTGCGCCGCCCTCATTCTTGCCTTCTGTCTCGTCTCGTCTGGTCTGGGTCCTGGTGCTGTCCTTGCAGCCTGCTCCCTACCATTCCTTCTTCCTCTTGACCAATTCTTGCCTTCCGTCAGCTTAAGCGTTGTTGGCCTCGAAGAACCACATCTGTGCGATTGAATCCCACTGCCCTTGCCCTGTCCCGCCCGCCAAATTTCTCTTCGCAGGTGGAGGCATATCAAGGCAGTCGAAAGCCGGATCTTCATCGTCGAAGACACCGCGCCGGACCTCTTCATCGTATACGATGCGGTCAGCTGCGCTCTTGAAGGTCACGTAGACATAGAGCGTATAGCCGCCATTTTGCTCGAAAAAGCTGATCGAGCGGCTGAAGCGGTGGTCTTTGTGCGCTTCAAACTTCGCCTCCAGCGCAGATGCGAGGGCTTTCATGCCGTCGTCGAGCGACATGCCGTCGAAAGAGTAGAAGCCTTCATCTCCAATGAGACGGTCGAAAATGTTGGCGGAAGTTGCGACCGTTGCGGCTGCTGTGGTGTTCAAGATGGCATTCATTTGCTGATCCTTTCAGCGGTGTTTTTGATGATCGCGGCAGCACTTCTGCGCGGCCGCGGAAGAAGATTTACTTGTCAGAACGGGATGACTTCGTTCGGGTCCGAATCCCGGATGTCTTCATCGCGGCGGCGATCGACACGCGGTTTGTATTCCGGAGCTTCGTCACCGCGCCGGACATTCGAGTTATTGCGTTCATCGCGAAGCTGCTGCAGCTCAGCTTCAAGCCGCTCTGACAGCCTGCCGATATCAGGCGCGCCTTTTTTGAACACAGGCGGCTTGCCTGTCGTTTTGTCGAGATTTGCGTCTGGGTCCGCGAAGGGTCCGCCTTCGACGTCGAGAAGAGGCATACCTGTGGCGGTCAAACGAGCGACTTTAACCAGCTCGCGACGGATGAGGTTTTCTGTCGCACGCTCGACCTGGCGCTTCGTCGCGCCAGCCGGCAGAGCAGGTGCGAGAAGGTCGGTGTAGAGCGATGCCGGGGACATTTTTCCGGATTCAGCGAACGGCTGCAGGCTCTCGGCCGCAAGCTTAACAAGGCAGAACACATAGTCTTCAAGGTCGGAGACCATTGCGGCGTCGCGGTCGGCAGAAAGCTCGCTGAAAGCTTGTCCGGATGCGGAAAGGGCAGAGAATGTTCGCCGCGACGAAGACCGGATAACCGGCAAAGTCTTCCCAGCAAGATGCGGGGCGACGTTGGACTTCACGCCGGCAAGCCAGACATCGTCTCCCTCCGCCGTCTCCAAACCGGGGAACGCCCCCGACGGTGCGGGAACCATGACCACGGCATGCCGAGCCGCATTTACCATCGCGGCGGATCCTCTCGAAAGGGAGATCAAATCGTCGGCAGTGGCCTTTTCATCGATCTTGCCGGCGCCCCCTTTGACAAGATGCGCAGTCATAACAACAGTCGCGCCGGTCGCAGCGGCCAGGCCGTTAAGCTCCCGCAATGTCGTATATGCGACGCGGTCTTGGAGGTAGTCACCATCCGAGAGACTGCTCAGGGTGTCGAAGAAGACGAAGTCTGGACGCCACTGCTTGACAGCGTTCCATAACTGCCGACCGCTTTCAGTCAGCGCGCCTTTGTCGTCAAACAGCTTCTCTGGCGTCGGCTGCCGCATGGCATATTCCAGCCAGCTGACGACAGCCAGATTCCCGAGCGCAACGCCTTCCTGAAACTGCGCGACGCCGCCGGGCAACTCATGTGCGAGTTTCCTCGAGACGATGTCCGCAGTCTCCTCGCCCAAGACGACCAACGCCCGCAGCGGTGCGGTGTAGTGACGTTCACCGAAGAGCTCGCACCGGCCGCTGGCGGCAAGGTCGATGGCGAGTTTCAGTCCGGAAGTGGTCTTGCCGGACCCGCCGGCCGTGGAAAGCAAAGTGCAGACACCGCGTGGCAACATGAAGCCGTCGAGGAAGTCCTGCTGTGGGATGTCTGACGTGACGCGGCGCGGGTCGATGCAGGCGCCGAGGAGGAATTGCGGCATGGTTGCCGTTGCGTTGAGCGCGTTCATGATTTTTCGTTCCGATTGAGATGTTTACGCGTTCTGCGAAAGTGGAAGGGTGCCTGCGTAGTCGTGTTCCTCAGCTATAAACTGGGCGTCGCCGACGATGTCGCGTGAGGCAGGCTGTATGCCAGCAAAGCACGCATATGTTGGAACTTGGAAAGCGCTGACGGCATCGAGCGCGAGGGCGCAAAGAGCCACGGAGCGCTTGAGACTGGGATGTATGCGGGCATCCTGCATGACGCGGCGCACATACCGATCAGCCGCCGCGAGCTCCGCGCGAAGGGCGTCAAGGTGTGCCACAACATCGCGGCCTCGCTTGCTGTCCTCTTCGACGACTTCGAGACGCCAGAGATCGCCGGGGCGGCGGTATCCGACAAGAGATGCCGTTGCAGCCGATGAGATGATCATTTCCGCAATCTCGTCGCGCGATGCTTCCATAGAGTCGCTCTGTCCGAGGGGGCGAGAAAGGCGCCGGAAACGCTCCGTCAAGAAGTTGATGTCAACGAGGATCCGCTCGTATATCGGCGAGTCCGGCGAGCGGGGTGGAGAATATGGCTTTGTCAGCGTCTCAGCTGTCACTACCTCCTCTTCTCCGAAAAATGTCAGGGCGTTCATGGGCTTGGCTCCGTGTTCTCATGCTCACAGAGTCACGCATGCGGGTGTTTTGGTCACCGTGCCTGAGCGTAGCCGCAGTCCGCAAAAGCAGGCAAAGACTCGCAGAAATCCCTTATTTCATTGGCATTTTCAGCTTTGCATTTCTCTTCTGCAGCTTGACATTTGCCGGAGCGAGGTCGGCCAGCGTTTCGCGTGCGGGTGATACCCTCTTGTCAAAGAGGGAGCGCGAGCATGGCGAAACGGCAAGAGATCAGGCAGGGATCGGCGGGCTATCTTGTAACCGAAGTCGTGGTGCATTGCTCCGCAACTGGTGCCAGCTGGTATACCGGCAAGAAGAGCTCGGAGAAGCTGGCAGAGATCAAGCGCTGGCATGTGCAAGACCGGGGATGGCGGGACATCGGGTATCACTACGTCATCGATACCGATGGCACGGTGCTGCCTGGACGTGCGGAAACGGTCATCGGGGCAGGCGTCGAGGGGCACAACAGAGGCGTGATCCATGTGTGTCTGATCGGCGGCGGCGGGTCCGCGGCCACGGATCCTTTCGAGCGGAATTTCACGGCACACCAAGCGGCCGCATTGCGGAAGGTGCTTGCGTCGATCCGGCTTCGGACACCCATCGCGCGCATCAGCGGGCACAACGAACACGCCGCGAAGGCTTGCCCCGGATTCCAAGTCGGCAAATGGCTTTGAGAATGAACATGAAGAAGACGGGAAAGCGGGAGGTTGCACTCGGCTGCCTCGCATATTGCGCTGGACTCGGCGGCTATGTCGCTGCGAGCGGATCACAGTCTGGGCTTGCAGTGCTGCAACTCTGGCTCCCTGCGGCTTTCCTTTTCTCCGCAGGCGCATGGGGATTGGACGCATGGGCGAAGCAGCTCGGCGGAGGGAAACAAGAATGATGGCGCTGATGAACTTCCGGATATTCGGCGCGCTTGGGATCGCCGCCGCAGTCACAGCGGCGTGGGTCTACGTCATGTCACTGCAGCACAGCCTCACACGCGCGCGCGCGGAAATAGAGAGAACAGCAGATTTGGTGGACGCATACAAAGCCGCGGGAGAGACTGCCGTGCGGCAAGCGGCGGCGCTTGATGCGTCACGCGAAGCGGCGGAAGCTGACCGTCGCAGCGCGGAAGACAGGGTGCGCGCGGCGCAGGATTCATGTCTCGAACAGCCGTTGCCCGCCGGTCTGCTTGACTGAGAAAGTGAGGTCAAGAATGGGCGAGAGGAAGAAGGATTTGGGAAGGGCGATTGCGGCAATGTCAGTGCTTTTTCTGACAGCGTGCGCGAGCGTTGAAGTTGGCGAGAAAGTCCAGATTCCGGAATTGCAGATTCAGTGCCCAGATCCGGCGGAACGCAAAAGACTAGAGCAAGGCGCAACGTATCGCGACCTTGCTTTGTCGAGAGCCGAGGCTATCGCAGGGTGGAGCCGTTGCTTTGATGCTCTTAATATCACGCAAGCCACTCCCCAATAACAAAGACGGCAAATGGCGCGAAAAATACCAGAACGCAGATAACATATGGGATTGAAATTCCAGCGACAAGGTAAATCAACAGCGCTGGCAATGCGTGAAAAAATAAGAACAAAGCCATGATTACCGTGGAAATAGAGGACATGACATTGCAATACCACGGCTCATCCTGCCACAGCACGAACGACCGGCAGTAAAGCGCGAGCGAAATAAATTGAAGCGCGATTGCATAAGACAAGGGCAACACGTCAGGGCCCTGCGGCAGTGAGTGTCGCAAAGTAGCCGCCCATCCGTACGCAAATCCAACTGCGAAAATGGGCGAAAAGAACTGCATCATTTTTGCCATCTTAAGCACTCCTGACTTAATGAAGAATGGGCCGGCGCATGACGTCGCGCAGCCTCGCTTTGACTTTGTCGATAGCCCTCAAAGTCATCCCGCCACTCTCGATTTCTTCGACCACCTTTTCGATGACGGCATAATCCACGGCATCCTCCGCGAGCGCCCTTTCAACAGTCCTCCGCAAATCATCGCCAACTGGATATCCGACGTGAAAAATGGTGACGCGGTCGAGCAGCGGCGCGGGGAGATTCTCGACGCTATTAGCGAGGAGGATCCACCCGACGCTAGAAAGGTCGATTTTAGCTTGCAAATATGGGCAGGAGAAATCGGACGCAGTTGACCGCTGCAGAAGTGGCAGCAAAGCATTCTGCGGGCTTCCTGCTGAACTGTTTCTGACCGCCTTTTCCACCTCGTCGAACAGGATCACAGGATCGGCTGTCCCCGTCGTCGAGATAAGCCGGACGGCTTCCGACGGATGCGACGATCTCCAAAGAAAATCAGAGCCGCCAACGGGCCATGGGGCGGTCATGGTCCCGCCTTCAAGTCGCACCCACGCGCGATGTAGAAGCTCCGCAAACGCCTGCGCGAAAAAGGTTTTGCCGCAGCCGGGCGGGCCGACGAGCAGGAATGGTTGGAAGGAAAAGCCACGCCCCTGCTCGTATCCGTCACGCAGCTGCGACCAGATCCACGAAACAACCTCGCGCATCCATGGTGAAATTTCGAGAAGCTGTGACACGAGAACGTCAATCTCATGCGCGCTCTTTGGCGCAGAAATTCGCTTCGGTTTCGCCAACTCAACACGCATTTTGTCACGGATATCTGTGTGCGAGTCCCCGAACTTCTTGTCGATCGGCAGGCCGGAAGCGTCATGAATTTTCACGGTTCCGTGCGGCAACCCCATGATCTCATCAGCGATCTTCTGAGCCTTTTCGCCGTCCAGAACCTCAGCAGAGTTTTCGGAACTTTTCGCCTTCTCTGCGTCAACTTCTCGGTAAAGATTGCAGATATCCAGAAGCTGCTCGCGGCTCTCTTTTGCATTGCGAAGTTGATAGCCGGAGATGAACATCTTGCCCAACTCAGTGACCAGATCAGCGTAATCTTTTCGGCAATTCTCGCGGAAGTTTTCGCGAAACTTTTCCGGAGAAGTGCTGTTATATTTCTTCATGAGGGTGAAGAGCTGTGCGGCCTCGTGATGCGCGCTCAGGGAGAAATCTTTCGTGGAACTCCACCACGATCTGAAGTGGACCGGATTGAGTCGCCGGATGCGGCGCTCTTCATCTCCGAAATCCTCGAGCTCGTCTAAGTATTGCCAATCGGCCATTTGCAAAACCGCAAGCGCGGCCCCCACCATTGTTTCAAGAAGAGCTGACTGGTAGGAGGCCCGGGGCTCGAACCCGGCCGATCGCGCTTATCTGGCGTCTCGGGGATATAAATCCCGACTGCACACCCGTGCTGCCTCCCACTTTCGGAAGTTCAGCGTATCGAGCGGTGGCGGATCGTAGTTTGCATGGACGCAGATTCTCACAGCCGAGTCGCGACGTCAATCCGTATTCTACTAAGCGCTAACAACCCATTTTTGGGTTGTTGGCGCTTGACGTGCTTGGCTATGATCTGTATTGCTCTGAAAAGAATTGTGGATTTACCACTTTTTCCGATTCTTTTCGCTTGCGAAGCCGAAATCGGCTCATATGCTGTTGTTAAGCGTTACTACCACGCAACAAACAACAGGAAAGAAATGGACACCCAGTTCCTTCTCCTCGCAAGATACAACGCCCGGGCGATCCTTCCGCTCGACACTGTGTGCAAAGATTTCTTCGGGCACCTTTCTCCGCAAAAGCTGCTGCTCAAAGTCGACAAAGGCGAAATCGCGCTGCCGATTGTACGGATGGAAACCTCGCAGAAATCCGCAAAAGGGGTTCACATTTCCGATCTCGCGAAGTGGATCGACGACCGTCGCGCCGTTGCTCAGCGGGAGTGCCAAGCCCTCACCGGCCGCGCGGCCTGACACCACCTACGGCGGGTGACACCGCATCATCCCTCTGCCATGCTCGGCCGTCCCATAACCGGGGCGGCCTTTTCCATTTCAGGGACTACGGGCCGGCTCGCCCCGGCCTATTCTCCGCCGCCGTGGAACTACCAGAAGTGCGGGACTACTTTGGGACTATCCGTCTTTTCAGGCCCGCCTCAACCGATTGACAGATAAGGTATAATATTCTCAGTCGCTCCCATCCATCATCGGGGCCA